GTTCTCAAGTGTCATAGACCTGAAAGGGAACTACGAGTTTGTGACGGTCATCGTCCCGGTCCTGGTAAGTGGCAAGATTACACCATACATTATGAGGACGCCTGCCGTTACTGAAGTCCCCGTATTGATGCACTTTATGGCTGCTGACTCCGCTGCTTCGTATGCTCAAGACTCAACAGCGATTAGCACTGTCTCTACGGCCCTCACATTCAGAATAGGTGGGGCTCAGTATCTCAGGCTACGTTCCAGTGGCGACCAGACAGCAGACGTAACCTTTTATGCGAAAGGGTTTAACCGAGAGAATATGTAGGCGGTGAGAAATGAGTAGGAAATTATCGGATATTCGTTCATCTGTTCAGGACATACTTAGAGACGAATTCGTGGAAGGCGTGACCCCAGATTTTGAGCCGGATGAACTCGACCGGCTTATCGCCTTGACGCTTGGTGAGATCGAACAGAAGATGCCCTACGAGGTGAAGGTTACCACGCTCGATGATGGTGCTTCTACTGCCATTGTTACTACGGCTGACTCAAAGGAAATAGATATCAGCGAGATAGATAACCTTATCCGGGTCCGGACAAACAAGGGTGTGGAGTACCGCACTGCTAAGAACCCCAAGCAGTTCCGGAACTGGACGAGGTTTGCCGATGTGCTCACTATGGAGATAAATTTCCTTCCTTCTGCGGATGAAGCCGTACATCTTTACTGCCTCAAGAATCATACCTTGACCGATAACACTTCCACTCTCCGGAGTGAACACGAAACAGTATTGATTCAGGGCGTTGCTGCCAGGGCCGCTATCAATAAGGGCCGGGAACAGCTTAACGCTCTGAACGTGGGCGGTGTCAATGTAGGTCCTCGCATGGTGACGTGGGGGAACGAGCAGCTCGGGTTATATCGCATGGCCCTAAAGCACCACGCAATCAAAGACTATGAGGAAGCACTACCAAAAGATTAAGGGGGTATCCCTATGCTAAGTAAAATCAAATGGGCTGTCTATTTCTTTTTCAGGAATGTAAGACACCCTCTCAAATGGAACAGATGGAGGAAAAAGCCAAACGATATGCTCTTTGGTTAAGGGGAAAGAACCATGGCTACTGAATTATTAAAAGTAAAAAACAGGGCTTATAGCAAGCTGGCTGCTGCAATTACGGCAGGGGCTACTTCGCTTACTGTTACTGCCGGTGATGGTGCAAACTTCCCTTCGACCTATCCTTTTCATTTAACCATTGAAGATGAGATAGTATCATGCACCAATCGTTCTACGGATACCTTGACTATTGCTAGGGCTCAGCAAAGCACGACTGCTGCTACTCATGCTAATAAGTCCTACGTAGCCCTGAACATAACGGCTAAGTCAATGACTGACCTGAACACAGCCGTCAATTTCATTGAAAAATATGCTGACTACGGCCTGGCTTTCTATGGCAAAGTTACTACCTATACTGATACCACTCACTTCAAAGTGGCTGGTCTGCTTGGTCTGGGGGCGAGCACCTTCTTACCGGCAGCGGGCACTCCTTATGAGATATATGTTTTCAAGGCAGATGGGGCAGCACCGCAGGGTGAGCAGACACCGGTAGTAGCCTATACAACTGCTGATGGCACATTCCAACACGCAGCTTTTTCAGTAATTCTAGCCGTTGATGATGAGGTTCTTATTCTCCATCCCCTGCTTGCCTCACTGGGCACAAAGGCCACGGCAGCGGCCACAGGAGCGGTAACAACTGACGACTATGCGATGGCCTACCTCAAGCAGTTAGTTACCGAGTTGCAAGCCGTAGATGCTTTAGTGGATGCCATTACCCCAGCCGGTCCGACTAATACCCAGTTAAATACTGCCATTGCTCTAATTACAGGTGATTTGGATAATGCTACTGATGGACTGGGCGCTCTCAAAGCATTGATTGATGCAGTCCAAGCCGATGTAGGAAATCCTACTGGTGAAACTTTGGCTTCCATTTCTGCCAAGATAGGCAATATAGCCCGCTCTCTGGACGTGGTTATCGGGGCGAGGTGGGACTCCTCTGGCGATTTGGGCACGGACATTGCTCAGCTCCTCACTTACACCGACATTCTGGATGATGCTACTAACGGATTGGCTGCAATCAAAGCCGAGGTTGAAGGGTTGGGGGGTGTAGCAATGAGAGGAACTGATAGTGCAGCTTTAGCTTCATCTTGGACTGGTGCATTGGCTACTGCTTTAGGAAACTATACGGCTGCTCTAGCTACGGCATTATCGGCTTACACAGCTGCGAAAGCTGCCTTCCTAGATGAAGCAGTATCAACACCAAAAGGTATTCTATCTACCGATTGGAAGGGTAACTTCAATTGGGATACATCAGCATATACTACAGTTGAGCAGGATATATCAGCCTTGTTTTCTACCGCTTTAGCATTAGCTACTCGAAGAAAATACACCGTCAAGTTAGACCTGACCAATGTTGAAGCGGATGGCGACTTTGTTTCTCTCTATTTGGCTGTGAAGGAAAAGATAGATGGCACGAATTATAGAGCCATTGACAGAAAGACAGTCTTACTAGCTGATATTGCTGCTACTGCTGAGCCAGGGATTATTATAGAAATTCCTGCTACATCTGAGAATATCCAGATTACTATGCAAATGACAACTGCTCTGGCTGGTGACGCAACAATTTACTATGCAGTTGTAAAGGAGCACTTAGAATAATGGCGAATGTATACTGGCACGCAGATGGGGGAAACTGGTCAGACCACGCTACTCACTGGTTTAATGCTACCGATGGCGGCGGTGGGGGTCATGGCGCTGCACCAGGGGCAGACGATAACGCCATCTTTGATGCCAACTCCTTTGATAACCCTGCGCAGATTGTAACCGTAGATGCTTCTGCTTCCTGTCTTGCTATGACATGGACAGGGGCAACGAATACACCTACATTAGCTGGCGCTGCGACTCTTACTGCTCATGGCTCATTGACATTTATTGCTGCTATGACATTTGCACATACAGGTACAATAAATCTTCCAGGTACATCTACCTTAACCACCAATGGTTTAGACCTTGCAACGATAACTGCTTTAGGTATTTCTGGTGCTGTAACTTTGGGGGATGCACTGACAATTACATCTGCCAGTACATCACACCACATTGCCATTACTGGCGGTACTTTCGACACAGGGAATTTTGATGTAACAGCGGGAGCGATTTACACCTATTTGGCAGCAGCAAAGACAATAACATTAGGTTCATCTACGATAACTACTAACCACTGGGATATGTCTGGTGGTGGCGCTGTTACCTTTACTGCCAATACCTCTACTATAATTGTTTTACTAACAGGTGTCTTCTCTGGATTTAATATAGCAACCTACAACATCGTCAACCTGAATGGTACAGCCCATACAATATCAGGGTCTAACACCTTTGCCGCTCTGACATTGAAAGCAGACACTACTCAGACCATCACATTTACTGATGGGACTACACAGACAATTACCACACCAACCGTTACTGGTTCTGTCGGCAAGGTCAAGACGCTAACTGGTTCAGGAGCTGCTGGATGGACTATAACTAAAGCAGGCGGTGGAACTGTTACTGCCGATTACTTAGCCTTAACATACAGCCAAGCAACTCCAGCCGACACTTGGTATCACGGAGATAACTGCACAGTAGGTGCTGGAGTAACAGGATGGCTACCTGTGATAAAGACGCCAGTAGCAGATGGGAACTTAATAGGGATAGCGGTTATAAGGAAAAGCTAAGCATCAACTTTCCAAGCCGAGAGGCATTGGTTCGGAGTGTAAATGGAAACAAGTCATACCAATCAGCAACAAAGACGGAAGGCAAAAAGGGAGCGGATGCTGAGACAGCAGAAGAGTCAGGAGAATCACGCTCTGAAGAGAAGTAAGCGAGAAGCGAGGTTGCACTAATGCCTGTAGGAAAATGTGCTAGATGCGGGAAGTTCCGTGAGTTGGTGAAGAACCATAAGAACGGTCGTCATGAAGATAATTCTCCGGGCAACCTGGAATATATCTGCAATGACTGTCATGCGAAATACCATCACTATCCGAAAGGGCAGAACAGTGGGACAGCGTTAAACCGATAAGGGGGAACTGATGCCTCTATTCGACCAGATGTACTACGATCAAAAATGGTCCCTGTGGGATACCTGGAAGTCCTTTGGCCGCAACGTGAGGGCTTATGTTATCACCACGTCATCCAAGCTGGGCAGGGCTATTACCGGCTCAAAGAACAGGGGAAATGTTATCACCGGCTCTAAGAACAGGGGTAATATCATCACAGGAGTTTAGATATGGCGATTTTAGTCAAGTCAGAGTTCATTCGCAAGGATACTGTTCGCATCATTGTCTATGTCTACGATGATGATGAGGCCCTGGTCGCTGCTACCAGCGTGAAAATCAGTATTGCAGGTCCGAATGGTGATATAGAAGTCGATGAAGTAGCAATGACAACTGATACCGCCGGAGTCTACGAGTATTACTACACGACTACTACTGATGTTGGCGAAGGCGATTACCAGATAGAGTGTGATATTCTCGATGGCTCTTATCACACTTTCGTTCATTCACATTTTTCAATCTCGGCTGGAATTAATGAGTAGCCAGTTAAGGAATTAACGAATAATGCAGGACATATCCGCATCTTTACTCAGTGGCCAGCGAGCCAGCACTATACTCGCCAAGCACCTTCTTGTCCGTTGTGTCCTCACCTATGGGGAAACAACCTATACCTATAACACGGCGAAGATAAAGAAGATAACTCACTCCAGGCAGAGCTTCAGCCATAAGGCTGCGTTAATGCTTGACGATACTGATAAGACGCTTCATAGTCTTGACCTTGAAGGTTACAAAGCGGTTATGAGTTATGGTCTTATCACCAGGGCCGGCGAAGAGTGGGTCGCCACAGCTCCCCTTTGGGTAGTGGGCCAGGACAGGGATTCTTACCGGGATCGGCTGGAATGTGGACTGGAACTCGAAGGTATCTTCGACCGGATGGGGAAACATACGGCCGAGGCTTCATACACGCCTGAAAGTGGCGATACCAGGACAGTCAAGGATTGGCTCATCGAGATTATCAGCCTGACTAACCCGGACTCTGAGAGCACAGTTGAGCAGGCTACCTCGGATAGTGATATATCCTTGTACGCTGGGCTTCGGTACTACGCCGGGCAAAGACGAACGATAACTGACCAGACGGTAACCAAGCTGGCTTTCAAGCTAAAGAAGGTCGGGAATCCAAGCGGAACGGTAACCCTCGCCATGTATACTGTTGACTCAGACGACCCACTTGAAGGCGGAGAATTACTGGCTACGAAGGATTGGGGCGATGCTAATAGTCTGACAACAGATTACGCTTGGGCAGAGGTAACCCTTGACACGCCGGTTTATAGAGAGAGTGGCGAGGTAAGAATTGTCTGTCAATTTCAGGATGGCAATGCCTCTAATTATGTTGACGTCGCCTATAACGCAAGCAGCGTAGTAGCTTCTGAACACCTTACCTCGATATATCTCACGTCCTGGACGGACCAGACTAGCTATGATGCCGTATACCGGTATACCCACAGCGCTACTCCGGTAACAATCTGGAACAACTATCCCCCCTATGGGCTCGTCTTTGACAGCGAGGACGACCTGATAGACGCCTTCATCCCGGCTGATAGCTTCCGAATCAACCTCAACGATACCCGGTTGCAGAAGGTCAAGGAACTTCTCCGATATACCGACTGTGTTGCCCGAGCTGGGAGTGATGGGCTGATTCATATATTCGTTCCTACTACTACAGGCACTACTTATGATGAGGAATACAGCTTGGTTCAAGGCCGGGACTACCACAACTTCTTCAGCAAGCGGTTCCGGAGAAGAATAGTCTCCCCTAACTATGTTACATACAAGAACAATCCTTCGCATGATGACAGCTACACAGGCTTCGCAAAGGACGATAGCGCTGACCTGAAGGATATGAAGGAGATAAGGACTTTCTACGTCCGGGCCACCAGTGATGCACAGTGTACC